AGGTTTCTGTGTCCGGCCCAGAGATGACAAAAAACACGCCATTTTCAACCCGAATTAGGTTCGCTTTTTGCGCCCAATTGAGGCTGCGCGACCATGCTTTTGCTTTAGTATCGGCGGCTTTTCCTGAGCCGAGGTCGGCAAAAAAGACCTTTTTAGCGTCCCCGACAGGGGTTCCCATTTGGGCTGCTTTGAGGAATTTCCCGTAATTTGAGTCCTGGCGGGCGGCGACTGCGGCAACGAGGGCGGAGACTTGGTTCGTATAAATAGCGGCAAGGGAGGTGATTTCGTCGCCGTCCTCGTCGTGATCCAGAACGTGCCGGACGCATTGGAAATTAAGGTTTTCGATCTTATCGCCGTCTTTTTGCTTGAGGCATTCCATTGTGGCGATTGGATCTTCCTTTTCCTTGAACACGCCGAACAGGAAGTCGAGATCGGCAATAAAGGCGCTGGAGCCTCTGGGTCGCTCGTTGGTGCTGTGGCCTGTGTGGTGGATGAGGAGAACGGTGCAAGCAAAGCGGGCGCGGATCTGAGCGCCGAGGGAACGCAGGTAAGCGGCGGCTTCTTCGCGCTTGTTCTCGTCCCCGGCAAAGGTCTGGGAGAGGGTATCGACGACCACCATTCTGGGTTCGATGCTGAGGTCTAGGATGGCTTTCTGGACGGCGAGAACGCTTGCTTCCTCACCTAGATTGACGGCAACGGGGCAGACGTAAAAGGGGATGGAGCCAATCGCCAGCTTGCGGTCGAGATGCCAAGCGCGGATGCGGTTCCAGAGTCCTGCGCCGCCTTCGGCTGCAATGTAGACCACCGCCCCACCCCGAGTCTTGCGGTCGAGCCACGGGAGGCCGTGGGCCATGTGGAGGCCGAAATCTAGGGCAATAAAGGATTTGTATGTGCCGGAGGCTCCAAAGAACATTCCGATGGAATTGTCCGGGATAACGTGCTTGACCAACCATTTGAGGCCGGAGGCGCGTTCGCGGAGTTGGTCGAGGTTGAGGATGAGTCCGTCAGGGTTAAGTGGCTCACTAGATGAGCCTGTGCGTTTTATGGTCAGCGGATTAACCCAACCCACGGCTTGGGCGCGAGAGAACAGGGTCTTAATGGTTACGCCCGCCTGTCGGTTGCGACCAAAAGACACCCACTTGGCCCGTTGCAACTTGTGGTCGAACTTGGAGGAATCCTGCGACCAGTTTACCCAGGTTTGATAAGCGGCATTTCCAAGGCCGGTGGCATGAAGGGCCATGCCCGCCTCAATCCATTGGTGATACTCGTCTGCGTCGAGATGGGAGAGGGCATCGGCGGCTTCTTGAAGCTGGACGGGGAGGGTCACGATTCCGAGGTTGGGCGAATTGGGCGAAATGTTTCCGCCCAGAGGCTCAAGCAGCATCCTTTCCAGCCAAACTGGGGCTTGTGCGGGCATAAACCCTTGGAGTGGGTCTAGACCATCATCCCAAGCGTAGCGCCGCCCTGAGTGGTGTATGGAGGGTTCTGCAACGATGTAGCCGTTGGCCTTGATGTCGATCCCCGGCCCGAGCTTGCCACGGACGCGGGAGATCATGGCGGGGTCGATCCTGACTAGGTAATGTTGCCCGTTGCCGGTGCGCTGGGTAGGGGTTTCGGGGAGTTCGCCGTTCTGGGCGAGGATCTGTTCCCAGGTCAGGTGACCGAGATTGCGGGTGTCTATGTCGATTGCAACACACCCGGCATCGCCCATTGCGAGGCCGATGTTTGCTTGAGGCCATTTGCTCCACCATCCCCGGATGGTCATTTCGTCGTTGCTGGCTTCCTGTGCGCCGTGCAGGGTGAGTGGATGTTTTGCGGGCGTTCTGCACTCCTGGTCGCCGCAAGAGCAGATGCCCGACTTGATGGTGTGCAGGGGCAGGACGCGAAAGCCGCGCTCGGCGTACTTGAGGGCCGCATCCATGAGCACTTTTGGATGGATCTCCACGACTGTATTTGTTTCATCTGCCATGTAAATGCTCCCAATTATTTGGATTTCTTTTTCTTGTACTTGGCCTCGTCCACCACAAGGGCATTCTTTGTCATCACCTGGAGCCGGTAGGCCATCCCTCGCGCTACCAGTTTTCCCCATTGCTCGACCGCCTGCCGACTGATCCCCAACGCTTCGGCAAGCTGCCTGCGCCCTCCGAAATGTTGCACCGCGTCATCCGTATACATTGTCATTCCTGTGGTTGTCGATGATGCAATATACCTTGTATAAATATATTTTCCAATAATGCTTGCAAGGCAAGAATAGTTGCTTTATGATCCATTCATCGAAGCAAATAACCGGAGCAACAAAATGAAATATCAATACAACGATGGAGGCCGCAAGGCCGCAGGCTTCAAGGGCACAGCAGGCGACTGTGGCGCTCGCGCAATGACAATCGCATTGCGCCTCGACTACAGCGCCGTATACAAGGAACTGGCTCAAGCCAACGCCGACAACGGTCGCGCAAAGTCTGCCCGTAACGGGGTGATGAAGGATGTCTACACCGAAGTTCTAAAGCGTCACGGCTGGGTGTGGATGCAGGCTCCTAAGTTTGACGGTCGCAAAGCTCGTTGCAATGACCTCATAGGCGTGGTGATCGCTAAGCAGGCCCGTCATTTTGTAGCGGTAATTGACGGTGTAGCAAACGACATTTGGGACTGCACCCACAAAATGGTTTACGGGTATTGGGCAAAGGCATAAGACGGGGCTTAGGAATACGCAGCTAAAGCGAATCTACCAAACAACCGGAGCAACAAAATGACCAACGAAAAAGCAATAGAGTTTGAAGTAAAAGCAGCACGGTGGTTGCACGAAGCAAACCTCGCCTCTGAAAGCGGCAAAAAAGAAAAAGCCGAAAAGCTCTACGAAAAAAGCCAGTACTGGCACGACAAGATGAATCAAGCACTTGGCAATACCTGATTCCTCTGCTCCTGCTCTGCGGGGGCTTAGGAATACGCAGCCAGAGCGAGTCTGGCAAAACTTGGAGATGACATGAGCACACAGAACGAAGCCCACGGGGACGAAGACCAGCGCCGCGAATTGACGGAAAGAGAGTTGGAGTTGGCGCTTGAGGAAATCATTGACACCATCCTCGACCACGGTGGCTACCCAGCACAAGGTCGCCGTCAATTCGATTTGTACGAATGGCTTATCGAAGAGCGCGATTCATCCTACGCCTGGGAAATGTACGTCTGCTCTCTGAGCGGCAATACCCGCGCACTAGAAATCCGCATTGAACGCGAACTAAAACTAGTTGAGGCATTGCTTGATAAACACCTGACGGGTTCCGACATGGTGCAAGACTTGGCAAATCAACGCGCCTCGGAAAACAAATGAGCATCAGCGAGATTTGCTCTTACGCTTGCGCCATCGGAGCGGTGGTTTGTTTCTTAATCTTGATCTGGGGAAATTAAATGGCAATCGACCTTAAAGCAATCCGCAAGAACTCCGACTTCATGCCGCCGAGGATCATGCTGTACGGCCCGCACGGTTTGGGCAAGACGACATTCGGAGCCAGCGCCCCGGCCCCGATCTTCATCCTGACGGAAGACGGTCTTGGACAATTGGAAGTCGACCACTTCCCGCTTGCGACCAGTTTTGAACAGGTGCAGGAAGCCCTTGCCGCGCTCCAAGGCAAGCACGAATTCCAGACGGTGGTGATCGACAGCCTTGACTGGTTGGATAACTTGATCTGGGAGCAAATCAATACCAAGTATGACGCGAAGGATCTGGCCTACGGCAAAGGCGCGGTCATTGCTGCCGATTACTGGCGCAAGGTGCTCGACGCGCTGAACGGGCTGCGGGCTAAAGGCATGGCGACCGTCATGCTGGCCCATTGCGAGATCAAGCGTTTTGACTCGCCTGAGGTTGAACCGTATGAGCGTTATCAGCCAAAGCTGCAAGCCAGGTCATCGGCGCTGGTGCAGGAGTGGGCGGATTGCGTGTTTTTCGCCAATTACAAGACCGTGGTCAAGTCTAGCGAGGTCGGATTTAACCAGAAAGTTACACGCGGGATCACAACGGGTGAGCGGCTTATGTATACGTCCGAGCGCCCTGCGTACCTCGCAAAGAACCGCTATTCGCTGCCGGATGCCCTGCCGTTAGATTTTCAGGCATTCATGACAGCGATATCGGCAGCAGCAGTAAAGCAGTAAAACCAACCAACCCAAGGAAAAAGCAAAATGGCAAACCTTAAAACGCTCCAACTTCCCACCGACGTTGAGCCGATGCAGTCGTTTTCCCCGCTTGAGGCGGGACGGTACGAGGTCATCATTACGGACAGCGAACTGAAGGACACCAAGGCCGGGACAGGCCAGTACCTCCAGTTCACGTTTGAGGTGGTGGGCGAGAAGAACGCCGGACGCAAACTCTGGTCGCGGCTCAATCTGGCAAACCCGAACAAGACCGCCGAGGAGATCGCTCACAGGGAACTGGCTGCGATCTGCCAGGCGACCAAAATAGAATACCCGCCGGAAGACTCGGAGAACCTCCACAACATCGTGCTGTTTGTGGATGTGGTGCAGGAGAAGAACCCGGTGAACGACAGCATGACCAACCGGATCAAAGGCTACGCTCCGGCGGAATTGTTTGAACCCGCCGCCAAAGCGCCGCCCAAAGCGGCCCCGGCTGCACCCGCCCGCCCGTGGGCGAAGAAGTAATTATGACCATGCTGCCAGAGCGTCAGAACTCGACCGTCACCGCGATCTTCAAGCACTACGAGAAGGTTGCGGAGGCGGGGCAGCGCCCGCACCTGGGCGCGTCCGAGATCGGGCAGGAGTGCGAACGGGCCTTGTGGCTGTCGTTTCGCTGGGCCAAGCAGCCCGATTTTGATGGGCGGATTCTGCGGTTGTTTGAGTCCGGGAACCTTGCAGAACCGCGTCTGATCGAAAATCTCAGGGCAATTGGGGTCGAGGTATCAGACCGGGACGAGGACGGCAACCAATGGCGGTTCAAGGCTATTGGTGGGCATTTTGGCGGGAGCATGGACGGCGCTGCTCTGGGGTTACCGGAAGCACCCAAGACCTGGCACGTTTTGGAATTCAAGACCGCAAACGCCAAGAGTTTTGCGGCAATGCAAAAAAAAGGGGTAAAGGATTCCAAGAACCAGCATTGGGTTCAGATGCAATTGTATATGGGCTGGGCCGGTCTTGACCGGGCAATGTATATGGTCGTGAACAAGGACACCGACGATATTTATGCCGAGCGGATTGAGGCTGATCCGGCAGCGTTCAAGGCGGCGCTGGCAAAGGCCGAGCGGATCATTACTGCGCCGGAACCAGCAATCCCGCTGGGCGAGACTGCGGCGGCGTTTGTGTGCAAGTTTTGCAGGTTCAAGGGGCAATGCCACGAAACGGAAGCCCCGCAGGTTAACTGCCGTACCTGCGCCCACGCAACCCCAGAACTGGGCGACGATGCCCGGTGGAGTTGTGCGGAGCACAAAAAGGATCTGACGGTAGACGAGCAACGGGCGGGATGCCGCGACCACCGGCACATCCCTGTCCTGCTGGGCCGGTTTGCCGAACTTGTGGACGCGAACGAGAATAACCTGCTGACGTACAAAAACAAGCTCACCGGAACCGAGTTCCAGCAGCCGGTTTACGGGAGCCAGGAGATCACCGACTGCCAAGATAAGCGGATGCTGGGCGACGAGTTTACGACCGCAATGAAGATCGAGATGGATGCAACGATTGTTCCGAATTCAGCGTTTGAGGGAATGACAGACGATATCCCGTGGACGAATGGCGAAATGATTATCACAGGGAGCAAACAATGGAAAAAGTAATCAAGCCTTGTCCGTTCTGCGATTACGATGATCCTGAAGTTGACGAAATCGAAATCGGAATAATCGCGGTGTGCTGCCCAGAATGCAATGCAATTGGGCCGAGGAACAAGGCGGCGCAGTCCCTGCGTGATGCCATTGCTAAATGGAATTGCGAATGACTCCCGCCAAAGCAATCCGCAGGTTCGGGAGAAAAACGCATGAATAACGTAATCAACGTTAAAAAAATACATCCAAAATGTTTGACTGTAGGGTGTAACCATTTTGCGTATTTGCCAAAAAAAGGCAAAGGAATGGGAAAGGGCATTTGCAGAGGGTGTAGATCTATGGCATCAAGAGCGCGACAACAGGGCATTAATATTTCAGGATGGGATGTAATTCAATTAAAAAAAATATTTTGGAATCTTCGGGAAAAAAAAGCATTGGAGGCGAAATGACCCAAGCCGAGAAACTGCAAGCCGCCATCGAATGGCTCGACAACAGATGGGTTTTGCATCCTGAAAATAGGGTTCCGAAACTCAAAGAGCCGTTACCGGAGGTCTTTACATGGACTCCGAAAGTGCTAAAGAAAGGAGCGAAGAAATGATCGAAGTCAAACTGCTTGGCCCGAAAGACGATCAATGGGCCGTAATAAGCCTTGGTAGCCAATGGCTGGCGACAACGAGGGCAGTTTATGCGGTGGCGGTGAAAGCTGCGATTGCCGCCGCTATCGCCCAGCAATCTACGCCGTCCAATTAGGAATAACAGCAATCAAAATTTGAAAATTGAGCAACCAGGAGCGTTGTAGTTGATATGGGGCGGTCTTCACGATGCGGGGATCGTAGCTGGAGCAAGGTGGGCAATCCTTGCAAAGCAACAGAAGGCTTAGAGGGGTTCAACTCCCCGCCGCTCCCCCAAAACTACAGGAGAAACAAAATGAACAAGCAGCACCCCTTTATCAAAAAAGTAACGTGGGTTCCTACGGGCGCTCCCGCCAGCTTCAAGTTTTTTGACCCGCTGCGGGCGGCTCACGTTGCGGGTGGGGAATGGTCGCCCACAAGCCTCGTCTTGATGGTGCGCGAGGAAGACGGTGGCGTGTGGTTTATGCAGCGCGAGTGCGTCAAGTTCACCCCGGCGCAAGTTTTCCGGCGCTATCGCCGGATGCGGGTGGGGCGCTACGAGCGGAAGGTAAACGCGCCGATCGCGGAAATGAAGCGGTGGCTGAACAGTATTGATTTGGGAAACCAATGAAGACCTCGCTTAGATTTGTTGGCAACACACCATCGCATCGCTTGAGTTACGACAGCGTAGCGGTGGACAGGGACGGCAATTTTTATAAGAAATGGGCGTGTGATCCAGACTTCGATCACCCCTACAAAGCCGTAGCAGAATGCCCGGTGCTCGATCGCGACGACCAAGCCTCAGACACGTTTTATGACGAAGAGGTGGAACCGTGATCGCCCCCGCCTTCGATAACAGCGATTTGGGGGGAAAATGAACTCTGCGGAAATGGCTTTCAAAGTGGCAAACGATTGGGGAACGCTCCAATCATCGGCTCAAACGATGGCGACTGCGTTGCTCGTTGTCAGGCAGCGAATCTCTGCCACGGACAGCGTGGAGGTCAGGGCCGCAGTCACCAGCATTGAGTTTGCCCTGGAGCAATGGAAGCGTACTGCAAAGCAGATCGGCGTGGAACATGGCTGCGATGACTGACGGGGGAAACATGAAAGACAAAGAGACGGGCTGTTATGCCCCACGGGAACCCTTGCGGCTTGATCTGGAAGATATCCGGTGCTGGCTGCTGGAGCAAATCGACGGAGGCGAGGAGGTGAAGGGCCACGACTCTATGTTAAGCACCTACATCAACACGATTGACAATGCTTTGGCTGCGCTCTCGTCGGAGATGGGGGCGATTGGCCTTGAGCCACGCGGTTGCCCGACACCCGGCAGTTGCTCTGCCGTGGAAGAACTTGCGGATCTCAAGCAGAGGTTGTTGCCGCAATTTCAGGGACGGGCGCAGAGGGCAGAGCACGAACGCGATGCGTTGCTTGAGCAGTTGATTGTCCACCGGACAACAATCGCAAACCTGCATAGCGAGATCGACGGGATGCGGGAGAAGCTACGGGCGGCGACAACGATGGTCTGCGAAATGACGGAAGGAGTTGCAACGTGGGCAGACGCATGGAAAGAAAGCAAATGAGCAACACGCCAAGAACGGATGCTGCCGCCGTGGACTTGGGCAAAGTGACGGTGCATATTAACGGCGAATGGGTTGGAGCGCCCTTCGCCCGTCAACTTGAACGCGAGTTGATTGCTTACAAGGGTCACCTTGCGGCGGCGGAAACGCAGTTGCAGGAGGCATGGAGGCAAGTCGCGTCAGCTACGGACGCGCCGCGATCCGCAAGGGCAGCGCCCCTTGTGGAAGAAAAAGCCGTAGGCCACGCCCGGTACGAGTATTTACGCACACTCAACCCGAGGAAGTTTTCCGCGTTGTACAACGAGGCGATGGTGGGTGTCCATCAGTTTGACGATTTAGTGGATCGCTACCGTGACGCAAAACAGCCATGAAAAAATTCAATCCTAATTTCATGCCGACATTCCGGGACGTTACCAAGTACATCCGGCAGAGCATGATCGGCAAGCCCGAGCGCCGCATCGCGTTCTTGAAAGCGCGGCTGCGGCTTAGGTCGAGGCTGGATCGCTACTACACCACAGGGGAGAAACCATGATGGCTCCTATACGCGAGGAGAGCGATAAGTGACAAACCCAGCCGCTATAGCTGGCGCTGCCGAATGGCGTAGGAAGGTAAAAACAGGAGAAATTGAAGCCCCTTGGGTTAGAAAAAGGCGTGAGAAAAAAACTCAGAACGAGCAAGGCGCTTTGATTTTTGGAGACTACACAGAGAGGATCAAAAAGGCAAAAGAAGAACTCGCGGCGCTAGAAAAACATAAGGCTTACGCTGCGAAGTCAATCGCCCTAACCGGCGCTTCATTGCTGCGTCATGAAGAAATATCGGCAGCAGCAAAGCCAATAGAGGAAAGTTCCGGCGTTTACTTTCTTGTCTCTTGTGGGGAAGTTGTCTACGTTGGGCAATCCGTTCAGGTGATGAACCGAGTGCAGGAACATCGTGCATTAAAGACGTTCGATTCGGTGGCGTATATCCCATGCAAGCCGGAAATGCTCAATAAATTAGAGTCGTTGTACATCCATATTCTGCGCCCAAAAACAAATGGGAAGATGCCGGATCAGAGCATGAACGCGCCTATCAAGTTAATGGAATTGTTCGGCTGATGGTTCCTATTGCAAAGGAGAACAACAAATGATTGCCAAAGTAATAGACGCGGTAATGACCGTAGGAGAGGTCACTTTACCAATAGCGTGGGCGGTCGCGGTAGTTGTGGCAATTGAATGGTCGCGCCAATGAAACCGTGGCCTGACTGGGCGCTTTGGATGATGTTTGTCTTGTGCCTGGTCGCCAGCGTTGGCATTGCCCTGTTCGCATAAAGGACTAATATGATTCTGCTAGGTGATACGCCATACATCGAATGTTTCGTGCGTAACGAATTTCTGTTTGACGAAAAGCGGGGCCACGGCGAATTTACGCCAGCGGTTGCCTTTGCGTTTCGCGCCGAGCCAGCGCGTGTACCGATGTTCCAAGTCATGCTGGATTCTGGCGCACAATGGGCGCGAGTACCGATTCACATGATATGCAGCAAGCCCTGCGACCCTCTGCCGGTAGAGCAGTCCTGCTGGTGGGATTCTTACGGATACGAGTTCACCGTGATCGCGCTGCCGTTCCTCAAAAACCATGCGGTGACGGCGCTGGGCCGAGACGGTGAGATCCGCAAAGGAAACTACTTGTTCACGGTAGATTGGATGCAGACCGGCTGGAGCGAGGTTCCAGATCAGCACAAGAACCATCATGTGATTGCGCTAGAGTCAGGCCCGTGGATTGCGTACCCCAACAACAGGTTGGTTTGGCACGACCTGTCGTGGATCACGCCAGCGCCAAACAAGGAGTGGCAGACTCCAACCCGCAGCTACTCGGTCGAAGGTTCGGTTTGACGTAGCGAGATCTGCTCCTATCACTCGCTGCGTTTTTGGCGGCTGGCTTGCACAGGTCAGCCGCTTTTTTTTCTAACTTTTAGACAACAATGACAAAACGAAAAACGCCTGTAGAGATAATGCCCCTTCCATCATGGCTCGCGCCGCCCAAACTCCCGTCTGCTGATTGCGATCAGGTAACGGTCATTCGCCAAGGAATTAACACGCCGGATCAGATTGAGAAGAAATACCAACGAGCTCGAGTGGCCTTGAGGATGAGGAAACTATGAATAAGGACACTAACCCTAGTCAAAAATTATGCGGCGCTTGCCAGATGAACGTTGCAGTTAAGCTGGTTCCGAAGGGGCGAGGCGGCAAGATCAAGACCTGGCGCTGTCAAAGTTGCTTACACCGCCGCCAGCCCAGTTGGATCAGCGGGAAATAGCCTCGTCCCCTGTTTGTCGATAATCAGCGCCATCTTGCGGGGTTTTGCCGGCAAGTTGGGTATGCTGATATGGGTCCAGGCATCGAACTCCTTGATGAGTTGGTCGTAGGCCAACCCAGAGGCTCGCACAGCCCTCACCACCGCGTCTGGAGTCATCCCCAGTACTCTGATGTCAGCCGCGCAGCCGAGCCTGTGCTGGCTGCTTTCGCGGCTCCCACAGGCTGCATTGACTGCCGCGCTACGGTAGGCAGAGTTGATTACCACCATTCTGTTCCCCAGCGCCTCCCTGACTTGCTCCAGAAACGCCGCCAGCCGGGTCAGATTGGCTAGGGCTGTGGGATCTGGAGTGTTGTCGAGTGTCCGGTGGTCGGTAGCCGTTAATTCCGCAAAGGTGAAATGCTCACTTAGGTTCATTTTGATTGACCTGTATTCCCGCTAACAATCCAATAAACCCGCCAACGATGGTTTGAAAGGCTGGGCCTATCAGCTTGAATATCTCGGAGTTATCCACAACAGGGTCAAACAACCCAGCGCACATCACCGCAACCATAGACAACAAGATCAAGCAAAGAGTCACGCTAACCATCCCGATTACGACGATCAGCGTTTTCTCTTTCACTTGTTGCTCGGATCTGCCCGTCCAGCCGCACCCAGACCCAACGCAGCCGCCAGACCCTGCACAAGCATTTGATACTGCGGAGGAACCATCGGGATGCCAACCGCAAACAGAATCCCCAGACCAGCAAGCGTCGAGGGTTCGCCAAACCGTTTCCTGAGAAAGCCCATAATAGTCTCCTAAAAGTTTCCGCCTACGGGGTTCAACACTCCAACCGGAGCATCGGTAATGATTGTAGTACCCGGCTTGATATGCCCATTTGTAAAGGGTGATTCGTTGATCGGGCCGTAGCAGGACGCAAGCTGTACGCCGTTGGTTTTCTTGGTTTGTTTATCGCAAATGAAACTCCACATATTGCTCATGCCTTCTGTCTTGCTCAAGACAAAGGTGCGGTGAACCAGCGGAGCCACGGCCCATGTGGGGGCTTGCGGGGCTTCTGTCACGGTGCTGAACAGGCTCCAGACCTTCCCGGCAGGAGCATCACATGAGTTATTCATCAGCGCACCGTTAGCTACGCTGCGGCCCGTAAGTACCGGGCAGACTGCCATCCCCTCCGCAAACTCCTTGCCCTTGACCATGATCTTCTTGCCGGTGGGCGTAGAGCCAGACGCAGCACACAGCGCATATTCGCCGTTGCAGATCATCAGATCGGCAGCAGACACGCTAACCGGCAGCAACGCAAGGAGAAGCAGCTTTTTCATGTTTATACCTTTAGGACAAGATGAATGAGCAAGGCAATGATAAAACCCGCAACGGTAAAGCCGATATGCTCAATCCGCTTCAACCGGGCGTTGATGGTGTCATACCGCAGTTCGCATACAGCCTCATGCGAGGTCAGGCGAACGTCGAGTTCGTTGACGGTAGCCATCATTCTTCTTTGACTACGGGTTTGGTCAGTTCTTCAATCCTACGCCCAGCCGCAGCCAGCAGCGCACGGAGATGGACGACCTCATTCAATGCTGTGTCCCGCTGCATCTGTACGGCTTGCACAATGTCCTGCGGTTCAGTTTTCAGTTCTTCGCTCACGGTGTGTCCTTACGGGTGGGAGTTGATTGGAGCAGCGTTAGGGCGATGCAGAGCGCGAGAGGGAGGTAGGTCATGTTATGTAACCCTTTGCGCCTTCATGGACGAGCCACGAAAAACAGTAAGGGAAGTTCCGGTGGATATTTCTTGTGCAAACTGCATTAATACGTTCCCCGCACCCGAGGCAGTAACCCTTGCGCTGACATTAACAATGGCGCTTCCGCCGTATACAATAGCCGCTGCCGTGTAATCGATCCGAGCCGCATCTGTTGTGGTTTTTTTAGCCATTGCGGGGCTAGTGTAGACGCTGCTAAGTACGTCGAGAGCGTCTGGAATGTACTGGTAAAACACATCTTGCGTTGCACTCGCTGGCGTATCAACAGCCAGCCCTAATCCCGTTTGCTCTAGGTTTGTACCAACAAAAAGTTTCCACTCAATTAGCCACGTTTCGCCAGCCCCGATTGCAACAGTCAAATCAGATAGCGTGGTTAGTGTTGTGCTGCTGTTTAACTGATTATCAGCAGTAAGGTATGCGATTTTCAAGCCCAAGACATTGCTGCCGGTGCCAATAGTTGCGCCGCCGGTCAAGGTTGAAACCCCCGTCACGCCGAGGGTGCCGGGTATGGTTACTCCAGTTGAAGTAAGAAGAATTGAATCAGCAGACGTACCCAAGACAAGTTTGCTGCCACTGTTTTGATACTGAATATATGCCCGGTTGGTGCCTACCTGTCTGATATAGATTAGCGGGTTCCCGCTTGCGGAACTGCTAGACACATACATAGCATCGTCACCCGCAGTTCCGGTTGCGAATAGCTGCGGACAAGTTACAGCCCCACTCGCATTGATCGCCGCCATCGTGCTGGTGCCGGTCACGCCCAAAGTCGTCCCAACCGTCAGCGATCCCGAAAGAGTCTGGCTCGCAGCGCCAATCGTTCCCGTCAATGTCGGGGAGGCAGACATAACCACCGAGCCGGTGCCGGTCATCGCGTTGGAGACAAGACCTTTCGATGCGTCCGAGAACACGGGCAGGGAGGCGGTCAGGCTGGACAGGATCGGCTGGGCTGTTAGGGTAGCAACGCCGGTGACGGCTAAAGTTGTCCCGACAGTCAGCGCACCCGAAACCGTCAAATTAGTAAAAGCGTTTGCGTTGATTAGTTGGAACCGCGTCCCGTCATACTCAACGATTGCCATCTGACCCGAAACCAAAGCGCCAGCAGCCAAAGCGACCGCCCCGGTTCGCGTTACGGCTTTTGCACCAAGACCGTCAATGTTCAGCGTAACCGCAGTCGTGTTAGTACCCGCAGCAACAAATGAGAATTGCTGCCCCGTTGCATAAGCTGTCAGCGTCTGCACCAGAGTGCCGGTAATCGTGTCAGCACCCGCAACCGTTATCAGCGTTGCGACAGGAGCGTTCTGAAGCTGCCCGAACTGAGCCGCGTCCGTAGCCGAGGTTCCAGCGCCCAGGCCGGTGAGCTTGAAGCCGCCCATCGGGATATTGGCTGTAGGAACGGTTTGCCCGTCCTTCGTCATCGCCGTTGTTAGTCCGGTTGCCAGATCCGCTGTGAGCGCGTTAAACGCGGTCGTGGTGATCGTTGTACCGGGGACAACAGGCTGACCCGCGCTGTTGATGAGGAATGTGCCGTTTCCTGAGTAGCTCATTTTTAATTCCTATCCATAGTTTCAGAAAGAACGCGGGCAAGACCTGCCCCACCTGTTTGTCCTGCGGCGCGAATAATTTCTTCTCCTTGTCCTGCTTTTTTTAACGCCTCTGCTAATGCTTTTGGATTTTGCAACAATCTTGCAAGTTCTTGCTCGTTCATTTTTGATATTTTTGCAAGTATTGTTTCTGCCGCAGCCCCACCAATAGCTCCTGCCGGTGTCAATGAGGCAATCCCGCTTCTAGCTACCCGTCCCAATGCACTCGATCCTCTTTGCGCCGCAGCAGCATTTCCTGCGGTTGCGCTTCCGACCATCCCTTGCGCTTTCATGCTTGAAGCCTGATCTGCCAAGTCTTGCTGCAAGATGTTTATCCACGCTCTATCCGTAGGGGTCAATTGATCGAAAGTTTTACTTCCGAACATTTTCTCCCCTTCTTTTTTCGCCAACCTGCCTACGGTAGCTGGCGCAGGGGATGCGCCCATACTCTGGGGAACCACACCTTCTCCGAGGCCACCTCTGAGGCTAGATTGAATCTTTTGCAACGCAGAACCGGACGCAATCTCTGGCGACAAAGCCTTGTATTTCGCCATGTACTCGCCATAGCTTCCGCCGCTTACCGTGTCCAGCGCATCGTCGATCAGCCTTACCAATTCCATACGCTGAACCCGCGCACCTTTCAAAGACGCACCCAACTGGTCGTTCATTCCCTTCGGGATATTTTCTGTCATCAATTTTCTGACTTCGTACAATTGCCCTGGCGTAACTTTGTCAAGATTTTCATCAAGCCAATTTGCCATACGTTGTACGTCTTGGTTTGGCTTAGTGCTTCCGGTACGCAGTTCATTAATTTTTTGCTTTATCGGAAGAAGAACGCCAGAGGGAACGCCTTCACTATTTGCCATGGCAGACGTTATATCCCCAGCGTTCAATGCTTCGTCGCGCAACGCTGTTGTTTTTATTTCCCTTTCCGCTCTGAGAGCAGCATTTGCAGAGGGGTCTGCCCTTCTTGCCATTTCTTCCCAACGTGCTTGTGCATTTGCTGCGTCAACCGGCGACCACAAACCGCCTTCTCTAGTCCTAGAGCCAAGCTCCCACACTTTTAGCTCAGGATTTCCTGAAACCATTGCAGACGTTGGGTTTACGCCGTATCCCCTCGCTGGGTAATTATCGTTTGACAATAGGTCTGCAAGTTTTCTTGATTTTTCTGTTCCAACATCTTCAATTATTTTTTCTGCTATTCCAATTTCTTTGCCTGTTCCTGTTATTTGCCTTCTTGCGCCTTGCATAGATGCTGTTACGCCAGTTGGAATAGCCGCTCCTGCTGCACCGAAAGCAGCAGCGCGTGAACGGTCTTCCCAGTTTCCCGGCTCTGTAATTGCGCTCAATCCGCCGCCAGTAAGGGTAGCGTCTGCAACTGTGCCAGTTCTGCCCAACTGCAACGCAGAAGGGACTTTCCCGCCAACAACGCGAATGCCTGGAGCAATAACCTGTGCGCCCACTCGTCCCGGCAAGATTGAAAAAGGAATTGCAGTACCAATACCGCCGCCAATTTGCGAGGGAATTGTTGATTCTTGCAATGCTTTGTTTTCCTCTATTTCTTGAGGGGAAACATCTCCACCAAAGAATTGTTTTATTCCTTGCACGAGTCGCATTGCACCAGCACCGGCCCCTGCATAACCTTGTTGTACTGGGGTTTCAATCCTCATTTCGCCCCTAATATCACCGGGCAATCGCGCTTGGCTGGACTGAAATGCTGTGCTCGTAATTGCAGGATTGTTAGAGCCAAGAATCCGTTGCATCTGAAGTGTAAATTCTTTTACAAGAGCAGGATTATTGGCATTAACTGCTGCCTCGATTGCTGCCTCAAGGGGTCTAAGCTGATCTAGGATCGGATCTTTCATTGAGCCCCCGGAATAGGAATGTTGTTTTTCTTCATAAATTCAATTGCCTCAGGCGAAAGATTTGTTCCAACCTTTGGCTGTCCCAAAGGCGGTAAATCTGGAACGTTGCCCCAGTATTCAAGGTTTTGAAATTTAGCTTTTTCAGCGCGTTTCATTTTTTCGTTATGTTGTGAAACATCATTCCGCGCTTGTTTATCAAATATGGTTAACAACGCATTCAATTCAGAAGGAAGCAAATTTTGTACGCCGGATTTTGCTTTTACCAAAAGCTCGCGCTCTCCTTCTGTAATTGCGCCCTGCCCTCGCATTGTTGAAGCACCAGACAAAGCAAGATCAGAAAGCCCTTGGATAACTTGCTGAGTTTCAACCATGCTTTTTTTGTTTCCGGGGCCGAACGCAGACTCGCCTACTCGTTGCAGCCATGTTGCCGCAGTTGCTCCGGGGCCAAGGATTGCTTTGTTGGTTGCAATCGCCCCATGTATTTGCTGAATTGTTTGATGCCTTTTTTCTGCATTCTTTGCTATTTCAAGCGATTCGCTAAGCTCTGCCGGAATTCTTGCCATTGTGGATTCCGCACCTTTTTCCATGCCTTTGAGTTCAGCCGCGCCTAGCGGTTTTGGCGATTCCATGCCAATGCCGCCAGGTGTATTAACGCCGATGTTTACCTTTATTCCGTAACGATTAGCAACGCTGGCTGCAAGTTCTGCGGTCTTCAAATCCGGCGCGGTTTGCGTAGCAAGTGCGCTGGCTATGTTATTCGGCAAGCGAACCTTCTGATCTGTGCCGGGAATGGTGAAGTCAACCAACGTGGCTTCTTGAGCCTCCAAACGACCGCTTGGGTCTAGGACGCGCCGCACTCCTTGAGGCGAATCTATCGGAATCCCAGCCGCAGTAAGTTGTTGCTGTAGGTCAGATGGCTTATTTGCAGCCGCAAGTGCCTTAAACAGTTCAGGGCCAAACGTGCCAGCACCCAGCAACGCAACAGGCGGCATCCACGAAGGAATTGGGCTTTGCGGGGCATCTTGAGGTTGACCGGGAGCGAGCACCGTCCCAGAACCAACAGCAGAACCTGGCGCTGTGTCAGTAGTGCTTGGCGCTGTTCCTTGCTTTTTTCCGTAATCGCCTAACGCACGAGTCAATGCATCCATATTAAACTGGCTTCCAATTCTTTGAGTAGCCATCGGCCCTACGATTTGCTGGGCCATAGGATTTTTCATTGAAATGGCTAAAGCGCGGTAGGGATCTGCTTTTTGAGCGGGAATCGGTGCAGGCGCTTGGGTTCCTTGATCTGCCATTTGTTCCCGTTCTTGCGGGTCAAGAACAGCAGCACGAGCAGGAGTATCTTGCATCGCCTCAAGACTGCGGCGAATAGCGTCTTGCCCTTCAGACTGATACCTTTCTCCCAGCGCCTTTTGCTCCTCTAGACCCTTTTCCTGCATCTGCATAGCAGTAAAACCTTGCAGCATTTTGGCAAGGCCAGCCGTCACAGGACTCCGCGCTTCAATGCCCTTGTAGCTATATCGCTCAGTCGGCTGAAGCGATTGCGCTTGAAGCAGTTCAGCCATCTTCTGTTGCTGGGCGATCTTGTCCAGATCCGCTTGGTACGGACTCGGCAAGTTAAAAGAGTGCGTTGGATTTTTAATACCGGAATCAGCCATTTTCAACCCTCGTAATTGACGTACTGCGAAGCGGGGTCGTAAGTCGTAGACCGCTCTTCGACAGGGGCTTGTTGAAACTGTGAGCGTTTCATGTTCTTCATCATTTCACTCAGTCCACCCATCATGCCAGCAGATGACGGTGAACCCATCGGCCCCTTGTATCGCTGATACGGGCTGGCTGAGTTCTGCAACAGCGCAGCCAGAGCCATGCGCTTTTCGTCTGGGTTGAAGTTGTAGAGTTCGTTCATTGCAGCATCCCGTAGTCAACCTGCATGAATCCAGACGGGTGAACCGACACGGCATTCGGCATCACGTTCAGAACCTCGTCAGCCATCACACCGCGCTCACGATTCCCGAATATGTCGTATTCGTAAATGCCGATCCCGAGCGGATGTGTGCCAACCTGTTCAATGTTTGACTTAAGGCGGCGGTCGCTAAACTTAGCCGCCATCAACCCAGCGCCAGCGAGGTTGTAAAGCCCTGCGTTCTGCGCGTTTACGTTAGAGGACTGAATCCCGTATTGATCCATTGCAGCTTGCCCAGCAGCCTGTGCTCCAGCAAAGACCGGAGCCGCAGCAATGTTGCTGCCTTGGTAGCCCTGAAACTGTGGCATCTGGATCTGTGATCCGCCCATGAGTCCGGTGATCTCGTTCAGCGGCTGATTACGCAACGCAAGCTGTTGTTGCAGGCTTTGCTGCTGGGCAGTATTGCCGAACTGACCGCCTTGCAGCAGTTGGTTAAATTGCTGGTTTTGTGCAGCAAGTGCGGCTTGTTGCTGCTGCAATGCAGCCTGCTGATTCTGAGTGATTGCTTGGTTGCTTAGTTGCTGCTGCGTAACATTTTGCCCGAAACCTTGTTGCTGGGCGGCAAGCTGGGCTTGCTGCTGAGACAATGCGGCTTGCTGGTTCTGACCGACTGCTTGATTCTGCAAGCCTTGCACACCCATATTTTGGTTGTAAAGTTGTTGGGCAGCAGCGTTTTGAGCTTGCTGAGCCGACAAGCCTTGATTGAAATTCTGCCCAATGGCGGCATTTTGTGCAGCGTTTGCGGCTTGTCCTTGCCCGAAATTCTGGGCAATGCCAGCGTTTTGCAATTGCTGGGCAGTCACACCTTGCCCAAAGTTTTGCCCAACCGCTTGGTTGCCAAATTGCCCCGCTGCCAACGCCTGGTTGAACCCTTGCGCGTTCGCGGCAGTATCCAGACCGATCCCTTGCAATGCAGCCTGGCTCAGCAAATCGTTTTTTTGCTGATTTTGCGAAAGCATGGCGTTTTCGTACGCTTCTCCACCAGCAACTAAACCTTGGTTTGCAAGCCTTTGCCGCATTGCTGCATCAGACTTTTCAAGCTGCGGAGCCAAACGGTTCATAATCGCTTGCTGGCCCGTCATTCCTGCGCTGACCGGCATGGCGGCAACGTTGCTTGTGTTTAGACCGCCGCTTGCGAATCCGTATTGCCCAGCACTCGGGCCACCTGCGTATCCGTATTGCCCCGCACTCGGGCCGCCGCTCGACATTCCATACTGCCCCGCTTGTGGCCCTGCATTTACGCCTTGCGCGTTGACGTTCGCGCCAGCCATGCCGTACCGCGAAAGCTCGGGCGCTTGCGAAATCTGCCCCGCGTTGACGTTCCCGCTTGCCTGACCGTATCTGCTCAGATCCGGCGCTTGGGAAATCTGCCCAGCATTGCCGAGGTTTGTCTGAAGTCCTGCGAGGTTTGGATTAAAGCCAGTTCCAAGCACTCGGCTGGCAGTCCCTAGCCCTTGCTCACCTAGCCCTGCCAGAGCGCGTTGGACGCGCTGTTGAGCGTCTAGCGTTTGTTGTGCTTGCGGGGTCAGGGTCTGCGTAATTGTTGGCTGGTCGCCGCCCGTGGTGGTTGTGTATTGCTCCCTCGTGGGCGCGTTCGTTCCTGCCGCCCATTTGTTCATTGCATTCTGGTAGCCAGCGGTATCGAACCCTTCCTCTGTGTAGAATTGGTTCTGCATCGGAACCGCCCCACGCGGGCTGGCTTGATACGCCGACATTGCTTTGTCGTAATTTGCCTGGTCAAAACTCGGCGTTCCAAACGTTACCGTCTGGCTTCCAAGTGGGCCGGAAATGTTGGGATTGTTCATCCGCCCCTGAAGGCGGGCAGTCTCAACGTTCGCCGCACCTTGGGCCGTTGCCGCTCCAGCGTAGTCAGGCGCGGCGGGGGGTGCTGGACTGTCTTTGCCCATTGCAATCTCCTAAAGTGACGGAAAACGATTTAATGCGTTCTGCATATCGTTCTCCTGTGTACCGGCACGAATCCCGCGCCAGCGTCAAAAATACAATGTCACCGTCCGGGCGACCGTCTTTGATTCTGCCTTCTTCAACAAAACCCATTTTTTTCACTAGCCGCAAGCTTTCGTCGTTCTCGCTTCCAACAGGCACGATAATTTTGTCCACTTGGCAAATATTGAACGGGTAATCAAATATCGCCGCCAGGTACTTTGGCGTAAGCCTTCCTTCAACCGCTATGTGACACCAGATGCTCCGGTGGTTCCAGTTCTCGTAGATCACACCAGCAACAAGCTCCTCGTCACGCTCAAGACCGATTGCGGTAGATCGGCCCTCAAAATACCCGCCACGCACTCGCTTTGCGACCCAATGGCCCACGCCTGCCCGAGTGGTTATATTCCAGCCCATCCGCTCTGGTACACAATGTCCGTTGAGGCCCACTCAATATGCAGACCTTGAGAACTGCTCTTTAGTTGAATCCCGCCGCAATATCCCAATCCTGTAATCCCTTGCCAGTTGTTTGTGATTTGCAGCCCAGTACCCCAGATGGACGAATCCCATAAGGATGTATTCCAAATCGCTACAGGGCTGGGAGAAAACGACAACGTTGCGGTTGTGTCTGCAAGGTCAAAATCGACGTTCATTCCGACAGCGACCGAAGGAAGACCGTCCGTAAACAAGCTAGGCCGCGCTCTTGTAAAGTATTTCTTTACACCGCGAGACTCAAAATAATTGAACGCTTGCAGCGCAACGGTCGTGATGTTGTTTGTGTCGTCGATATACTCGCTATCCCAAGCCTTGCCGACAAAACCATTGCCGCCAAAGTAAGGATCGTCATTAAACGTTTCCCAAGCGTTTGCGTTCCAGCCGGTAAAGTTGCACCAGCTTTTTGTGATGTTGTTCATCACATACTGCTCTTGGCTTGCGCCTTCCTGTACCGGAACGTTGATCCAGAGCGCGTTATTCTTGGATGAATAGAGAATTTCCCACCCGAAATTACTTCCGTAAGTTGTCACCGCAGTCGTAATCGCACCTTGGATTTTGTTCGATAGTGCGATTCGAGGATCTAGGCGAGAGGACTGCAATGATCCCGCCAAAGGAACCAGGCCGTCCAAGGTGATAATCAACAGATCGCCGCCGTATTTCATCATGCAGCGATTTCCCACGGGAGAGCCGAGCTTCCAGACACCGATTAACGCCCAAGTGCTTGCGCTGGAGGGGTCTGTTCCGCTGTAGACGATGGCTTCACCGTTGCTGGTGATGAACACTAGGTTATCGTCCACGCCGTAGCCGGCGTCGAGCGTCCATGTGTCGAGGTCTACAAGCGTCCCGCCGTACTTGGCAATGGCGCTTAGATCCAGAACCTGCGCCGCCCCGCCAACCGCGTTTACGGGCAAATACCAAGCCTTCAGAGTGTTTTTTTGAATGAACCAGACACGGCTCTTGTGCAACGCAATATTAGAGAGGGTGGTTGTTGTAACGCCCGTAATCGCAATTGTCGATATTGCGGTGACGCTTGCCCAAGTCGAATTATCGTAAAGCAGCGGGGCATCGACCCCGTTTACGCAGTACAGATAGCTTCCTCCGGCTGTGGTGACGTTTATATGCTCCCAGCGTGAGTTAGTCAGTCCTGTCTTTACCGCAGCGCCCACGACCCCTGTAGACGTAACGTCATAGATTTTTCCTCCCGCCCAGGCAAACAATTTATCCGCCGCGCCGCTTGAGTAATTGACAAGCGATTCGACCTGCCCCGTAATGCCTGTCACCCATTGGACGTATCCGCCGCGCAGGACAACGTTGCTCACGCTGGGAAAGAAATTCGTCAGTTGTACCGCGTCCAGAGGGTCCATGTTCGCAATCGAATCCCGAGCATTCCAGCCGCCCACGGGCGCGGGAACAGACGCAACCCTGGCTGCGGTTTTCTGAACCAGATTACGGGCCATCAGTTCGCTCCGTAGCCGGAATCCGGGATGTTGTCGTAGCCTATCAACACACTACCCGGACGCGGCGCGAAGCTCAGGTTCGCAGACGACATATCCAGCGCCATTGCTGCTTCAAGCTCGTAGGCGAAGTTTCTGAACATTGCTGTCGTGTCAAAGCCTTTCGCCTCAAAATACTTCAGCTTCGTCATGAGAACCATGAGGCGCGAGGGATAAATACAGGTGTCCGTGTCCACCGTGAAACTCGTTTTCACCGCACCCGCTGCGCTTAACGCCCAGCCGTTCGACCTGTACTCAAAACCAAGACATTCGGCATTGGAGAAACCGGGCCAGATTTGGAAGTACGATCCGAGCAAGCGCCAGCGAATCCTTGGGCCGGTTGAGATGTAGCCAGAAAGCAGCCATTCCCATTGCTGGGCGCTTTCGGGGCCGAGCATTTCCCAATGCTTGGATTTGTCCCACATCGTGCGAGGAACAAGGCTTTCGTAGTCGCTGGGCAAGTCGTACTTCATCTTCTGAAAGTACGCCGTAGCAGCCGTCCCAGCGGCAGCGAAGTCTTGATTGACCGTTACCTGCGTTGAAGAATCAACCGAGGCGATGAACGTGTTTTGGTTGATCCCCGTACCCGTCACCATGTAGGTAGTGTCCAGCCCCACGGTGCTTGGGATGCCGGTAATCGTGCGGGCTGCGGTCGTCCACGTTCCTGTCGTGGTCAGGTACTCTGTGTAAAATATTTTCTGCTTTGTAAGCTCGCGCCAATCAGCTTTACGCAGCAATTCATAACCGCAAGCGTTCATGAGCGCGAGGATCTGCACAACGTCCTGGTTGGTATTACCGGCGACAGAGGCGGGAGTCGATACCCCGAGTTCGTTCGTTACCTGTTGCACCAACTGGAGCATCGTGCTCGACATAGCTAAACCTCTTTTTTAGGTCGTCCCGGCTTGCGTTTTTCTGCCAGCAGTTCTGCCATCTGTTCTTTGAGTTCTTCCAGTTCTGTGCGCGTTTTCGCCAGTTCTGAGGAACTCTCGCTCTGATTTTTGTTCAGCAAATACGCCCGCGCTTTATCCCGCAAACCAGTTGCGCCCATGCCGACACGCTGAAGCTGACCATCCGAGGCCGTGGCGACTTGTTCAACAGTCTGGAATTTCAGGATTTGCAGTTCTGCCATCTGGTAATCGGTAAACTCTACCGGCTGATCCTTGCACCATTCCTGCAACGGAGTGCCAATCGCTTGCGGCGCACCTTGCATCTGGAAATGCAGCCATTGCCGGGGAAACCGTGCTTTGTGGTCATCCCTGACTGGTTGATCTACAACGTTCGTCTTGTCACCGGGGACGATGATCCGCACAAAAGGACGATCCTTGTACGGCTCTTTGTCGTAGGTGTAGAACTCAACGTGCAAGTGCTGGTCTCCGTTACCGATATCACTATCAAGCATTTTGATCTCCTGTGGGGAAATTACGCGCCAGCAATCGAAACCCAAGTGGTTGCGGAAGTGGCGACAAACAGAACACGCGTTGTAGCTGTAACCGAAAGGCTTGTGGCTCCAGCGTTAATCGTTGAAGACGTATTGAACGGGTAAACGGTCAAGGTTTGCGCGCCGCCGTTGTAAACCACAACCATTGCGCCCGCTTCAGTCGGCGGCAGCTTTACGCCGGTCGATGAAGCAGCAGTACCGATTGAGTTGTAGCAGGCCGACAGTTGCAGCGCATCGCTTGCAGCCGAGCCGGTTGCCGTGAGGCCCGTTGCGCCATCACCGCAGATGCTGATAGTTGACAGCGGGGAGTTGCCGGACGAGAGAACACGCGAAGGGATAGCCATTTTTTAGATCCTTTGTGTTAGGGGAATAGACATGGCTTTCGCCATTGCATAGAGCAAACCTGAACCACAGACTTCGATTACCACATCTTCCTGCGCGAATTCTCGCGCAATGTTCTGGAAGTCTTTCACTTGCTGGCACATCCACGGGGCAGCTTGGTATTTCTGTTCGTGGATCGAAGCCGTGATGATTGTTTCGCCATCGTTCGACTCTTGCTTGTAAACGTGGTGCTGATCTTCTGAGTAGCTAGAGTCCATGCCGAATAGGTAAATGCGCTTATAGCCTTTCAGCTTCGCAAGAACCATTGCCAGCATCCCGACAGTCGTAAAGCCGCCCATAAGATGCACAGGACGCTCTTTCTCGTCCTCAAGGTACTCGTAGACTCCTTCAGTCTGAACGTGTACCAGATCGACGTTAAAGTCCTTCAGAGCGTCGAATATGCAGGGATCACATTGGCTGGCAATGTAGAACTGCGTCTGCGGCTTTGGATTCTTCACAAACCGCACGTTTTCCGGTCGTGCATCCAGCATCACATGACCGTCTGGGACAATTCCTTTTTCCAGCAGCCAATCGTATGAACCGTTGACGCTCCAGACTTGAGCGCCGTTCTCAAAACGCGCCGCCAGTTGTGGGAACGATTCGCTAAGACTCGGCCCACCACCGACGATGCAAATGCTTTCCTCGTTCGACTTCTCATCGAAATCGAACCAAGAAAGCTGCCTTTTACAAGACAGCTTTACGTTCCCCAGCATTACGCTGGGGGCCGTATTTCCAACAACGTCTAAAACTGCTTCGACCATATTAAGTGATCTGGCCTTGCAGGTGAGGACGGTTCAGCGTCACCGTGACCGTTGAAACAGTCGCAGCAATCGTTGCAAGGTTTGCCGAACGTGCTCCAAGAATTTGAAGACCCGCAGAGGCAAGAACCTTGACGCGACCAGCAGTACCGGACAGGAACAGCGTCACCTGCGGAGTCACCGCAACTGCCGTCTTCTTGACCACCGCGTTGCCTTCGATCTGATACCAGCCAAACGTTCCAGCGAGGTTAGCAGACATCGCAACCGCGACCGGACAGGCCTGGTTACCCGTGTTCGGAACCAGAACCGTCTGATAGGTCGTTGCGTTGTACGACACCAGCGAACCGACAACCGTTGAAGCCACCCCGACGAGCAGGATGAATTCGCCTTCGCCGTAAGTCGGATCGTCAGCACGAACGATCTTCCCGAGGACGTTGGGCGGTGACGGGATAACTGTAGCCGAGCCGGACGAAACGCCGCCCGGAGAGGTCACACCCGTGTCGATGGTGGCGATCTGAAGCAGACCGGCTTGGTTTTCAATGATAGTAAAAGCCATTTTGCTTCTCCTTTAAGCGATCAAAACGCCGCAAAATTGCGGGCCGGAGGACGTAAGATTGCCCGCCCATCCGATCAATTTCACAATCATTCTGTTACTTTCAGCCTTTCGGCTTACTGACCATCTTTCGATGGCGGGGAAACCGCTTCGGATCTCCCTCACCGACTTCAATAAAGTTATATCGGTGCTCAGACTATCGCTTCCGCTTTCGCGGCCCTCTCACTTAGTCGTTCACGCTGCTTTCGCTTGCGCCCTGTCGCCCGCTTCCGGGCTTCCAAGTCAATCAGAGAAGGTTTATAGACACCATTTTAATGAAACGTTGGTTTAGCGTCTTGGTTAACGGCTTGCCGTTCGCCGCCAATCGGTACGAAATTCCTGTCAACGTGGGGCCGGAACATCATGTA